GTACATATTTTGTTTTTACCCCTATTATGTCCGCAGTGGCGCCGGCATTTTCTTGAGCATTCTTATCTTTGGCTGCTTTAAATGCTGCCCCTGCAGCTTGTGCGGCATTCAAATCCCGTTCCATTGCACCAAATCTTGCACGTTCACGGTCAACAGCAGCATTAGGATTATCAGTAACTGCTTCGGTTGATGTTTCAACCAGATCTTTTACATACTGAAATCCTTTTTCAATTAAGGGGCTACGCAATATTGAGATGGCACTGTTTAAGGTTACATCCCAAGGTAATATAGATTTTACTCTAAATGATATCTCAGCACCATAATTTGTTGCAATTGGATATCGTAATAGTTCACCCTGTCTTTGAGTTGCAACCGGGGCAGCCTCTATTGGAGCATTAACTTTCTCTGTATAACCACCAGGATTACTTGGTATTTGATTCCGACCTCTAGGATCTAGAGCATCAGGATTTACATTTTCCTTGGCTCCCGTGCCGATTGGATCATATCCACCCGATTTTGCTCTAGATCTATCCCCTGCAGGCGTGCCACCCAAACCAGCTGCGTCATATGCCATTTGAACATCCTTAATAAATAGAAATTAGTAAATCTATTTATATGGTTTTTATGGCATATTCTGGTAAATACAAAGTTAAGAATCTAGCAAAATATAGAGGTGACCCAGATAAAGTTGTCTACAGGTCATCCTGGGAAAAAGCATGCTTTCAGTGGTGTGATGCAAACCCAAAGGTAAAATCCTGGTCATCGGAGGAAACAGTTGTTCCATATAAATGGGACGTTGATAAAAAAATGCATCGTTATTTTGTAGATCTTAAAATAACATTTACAGATAATAAGACAATACTTGTTGAGATTAAACCATCCAAGGAAACAACACCACCAAAACGACCAGATAAATCAAAGAGATATATCGGCGAGGCAATGACATATGTCAAGAACATGAATAAGTGGGAAGCGGCTGATGCATATGCAAAGGACAGAGGTTGGGAGTTTCAAGTGTGGACAGAGGATACATTATACGAGATGAAGATATTAAAAAAACTTAAGGGATTAAAACCTCTAAAGCCGTTCAAGAAAAAACGTAAGAAATGATATAAATAGCCTTATGTCAAATCTATTTCAAAAATTAGAACTTGAGGCCTTCCGGGCTGGAATCAACCCTAGGACAAAAGAATCCAGGGACTGGTTTCGTAAAAAGGTTCAAGGCCTTAGAGGTGTGAGCCGTACAGAATTAATGCAACAGGATGAGATTACACTTGCAAATAAATCACAGCCTCTGATAGGCTCAATGAATATGTTTTTCTATGATCCAAAACATAAAGAAACACTACCTGTCTATGATAGATTTCCTCTTGCAATTATTGTAGGTCCGGCTGAAAAAGGATTTTATGGCTTAAATTTACATTACCTTCCTCCTATCCTAAGGGCAAAGCTTTTGGATTCACTAATGAATATCACAAATAATAAGAAATATGATGAGACAACAAGATTTCAAGTAAGTTATAAAGTGCTACAGGCTACATCAAATTTAAGATATTTCAAACCATGCCTAAAACACTATCTAACTGCTCACGTTAAATCAAGACTGGCGAGAGTTCAGGCACCAGAATGGGAGATAGCTACATTTCTTCCAACGGCTGATTGGGCCAAACAATCCTCACGTCAGGTATATACAAAATCAAGGCAGGCAATCTAATGTCCATAGATCAACTAAAAAGTATGGTATCAGGTAAATTGGGTTTTGCCAGATCAAACCTATTTGCTGTCCAACTTCCATCCGAATTTGCATCCGAAAGTCTGGTCAGTAGAATTGCATCATTTGCACTGACAGGTTCTATGGGTGGTGGTGACATCAACATTCTTTGTACAAACGCAACACTACCTGGCAAACAAGTTATTGTGAACGACAGAAGGGTTGGCCTTGAATATCAAAAAATTGCATCCGGGTACGCAGTTGATGATGTTACACTTACGTTCTTTGTGTTGAACGATTATGGCATTAAAAAGTATTTTGATAATTGGTATTCAAGGACAGTATTTGACAATGCACAATCTGTTCCATATAAAAGCCAATATGCAAGAGATGTTAAGATATTACAACTTCGTAGACCAATCACCACAAAATCATTTACCATTGGTCCGTTAAGTATTGGTGCTGATATAGGTGGTGGTACTGCATATGCCGTTCAACTGATTGATGCATTTCCTATTGCAATCAATGCTGTTGAATTAAGTAACGAGATGGATGGATTGGTACAATTAAGTGTAACATTGGCATATACAAATTGGCAACAGGCATCAACAGGTTTTCTTGGTGGCCTTATTGCACCAAATTTTGGATTGAATTTAGGTGGAGGTATTGGAAGAAGCCTCGGTGGATTAGTAAGATAAGGAGTAAAATATGGCGCTTCCGCGTTTGAATGAATTTCCTCAGTATGAATTGATTATACCATCAACTGGAGAAACCATAAATTACAGACCGTTCCTTGTAAAGGAACAAAAAGTTTTAATTTTGGCCTTGGAATCACAGGACCAAAAACAAGTTTTAAATGCAATTCTTAATTGTATTGATGCATGTTGTGAGGGTGTTGATTCCAAGAATTTGGCCACATTTGATGTTGAATATATCTTTACACAGATACGAGGTAAATCTGTGGGTGAATCAACAAAGATCAATGTTGCTTGTGGTAAATGTGAAGAAAACAATGAGGTAAAAATTGATCTAAACAAGATTGCACTTCAAGAAAACATTGACATAAAGAATAAATTTGTAAAACTCACGGATGACATCACTGTCGAATTGAAATATCCAACATATAGTGAGTTTATGAAAAAGTCAAACCTTGAGACAAATTTAAGTGCAAACATCGTGTTTCAGCTGATGTCTGCATGTCTTGAGGCAGTAATATTAAATGATGAGGAAAGAGTATCAATCAAGGATGAATCTGCAGAGGAAGTTGAAAACTTTATCAACTCGTTAACCTCGGAACAATTTGCAAAGATGCAGGCATTCGTTGAGGAGATACCAAAGATTCATATGGACATCACGTTTCAATGTGGATCTTGTGAAGAGAATAACGTAAGAAGACTGGAGGGTCTAACCGATTTTTTTTCCTAAACCTTTCTCATGAATCACTTGAAAACTTTTATAATACAAACTATCAATTGATTCAGAACTACCAATATTCGTTATATGATCTGGATCATATGATACCGTGGGAAAGGGAGATATATCTTGCAATGTTAGTGAATGAATTAAAGGAAAGAGAGCAACAGGCTAATAGGTAAAAGATATGGCAATTAGAATAGAACCATCTAGAACTGGCGCAAATGTTGAGTTAAAGGATATTGCAACTATCCTATCTGAACAGAATCAAGTTTTGGCAATTACGGCTGAATCACAGGAAAAGCTCTCAAAATCTTTTGCCTCGTTCATCCAGATGCTTGAAAAGCAAGATACGGATGAAAAAAGAGATGAGGCACAAGCTGAGGCTCGGCAAAGAAATCAACCATCAAAGGCCAGTGGTTATGTTCAAGGTATGAAGGAAAAAATGACCGGTATCACAGGTGGTGTTGAAGGACTTGTGGCTGGTATTGTTCCATTTGCATTAGGTCTTTTAAGAAGATTTTTACCTGCATTGTTAACCGTTGGTCTTGCAGACCAAATCGCAGAGGGGTTGAAAAGTAAAATAGGCCCGGAACTTGCAAATGTGGTTGAATATGCATTAACAGGTGCCGGTATAGGATTTCTTTTGGGTGGTGCAAAGGGTGGGATTTATGGTGCAATTTTGATGGCACTATTTTCCGATGCCTCACGTGAATTTGTTGTTGGTATGGTGAACAACATATTCAAATCAGATTTTTCAGCCACGGGCCCAGAATCATTTGTCGTTGTTGGTGCTGCTGCTTTAGCCACCAAATTTATGATAGGTTTATTACCTAAGCTTCTACCTTTACTTTTATCCCCCACAGGTTTCCTAGCAGTGGCAATAACGGCTGGCCTGGCTGGTTACTTTGTCTATCAGAATCTTACACCAGAACAACAGGCAGCTGTAGATAAAATAACGGCACCATATAGATCATTGATGTCTGATATCAGTGTCACGTTATTGGAAAAAGCCGCAGAGGCCTCTGAAAATATAGTTGACGGCATAAAGGAATATCTAAATTCATCACTCGTGTCAATGGGATTTGGTGCCAAGTTCTTAACAAGTGATAAAAAGGCTGAGTTACTAGGTTCATTATCTGCATCTGATAGATCAAAATATGATGATCTTGAAAAAGAGGCAATAAGAATAGGAAAAGATTTTCAGACTGCTTTTGCCGGAACAAGTGAAGAAAAGAATGCACTTCGTAAGAAATATGGATTAGAAGGTACAACACAGAATGAACTTTATGAATACTTTGAGAAAAGATCATTTGAGTTAAGCAAGCAGATGGATGCAATTGTTAATGCTCAGGAAATACAGCGTGAAAAAGAAGCTGAAATGGCAAAGGAAAATGAAGAATTAACTGCCGAGTTTATAGAATTAACAAAGTTATTAGAAGAAACAGAAGGTAAAAACTTTTTCTTTCAATCTGACCTGACAGATCTGGATGGGCTAACCACCTTATCACTTAAAGAATATCGTAGGAGAAAACAACAAAGACTAAACAACATTACAGAAACACTTAGGACAAGAAAAGCAGGGCCTTTTGGTTCCGATCAAATGCTGTCGTATGGAGCTGATGGAACACCTTTATCCACAGTAACCGCAGGTGAATATTATTCCAATATAAATCCAACTGCGGCAAATGCTATTGCAAATGCCTACTCAGGTAATAGGCCTCCAACAGGTGATGTGGTTGACGCAAGGCAATTTAATGATAATAGTGTTACATCAACTACAGCGGCACTGGTTGAAGGTGGTAGTGCTACGGATGCTGGTGATGTTTATTCGGACAGAATATTAAGAATGAAGAATTGAGCAGTTTTTCTTCGTGCTCAGGAAGTTTGTTCTTATTCCTCGTTTGCCAATTTAGCAAAATAAGACATTGTATCGTCATCCTCAACTGAGTTCATCTCAGCTGCAGTGACCGGTTGTGCCGATGGTGTTTCCATTGGTGATGGAGCAGGTTCATTAACCTGGTTCATCTGAACAACCTTTGGTGCACCCATCTCAACTTGTTCACCAAGAACACGCATCATCTTGGCTTTGAGCTCATCGTATGATTTGTAGTTCTTTGGGTCGGTAAACTCACCGAGGTCATGTAATCCATTATAGATTGTTTCCAACCTGGATTCGTCTCCATC